CGCTGACCGTACCGGCCGGCACCATCGGCGAATTCGTCGGTATGGGCCTGCTCGTCGTTGCCCTGCTCAACGCCTGCAACATCGGCGACAAGGTAACGTACGCGACCGCCGACGGCCAACTCTCGGCCCTGCCGCAATCCGTGAGCATGACGGGTTCGATTACTACGACCGTGCTTACCGTAACCGCCGTCGCTTCGGGTTCTGCCCCGCTGCTGCCCGGTACGGTTATCAGCGGCCCGAACATCGTACCNNNAACGGCACCGGCACGGGCGGCACCGGCACCTATAACGTGAGTGTCTCGCAGACTGCCGCGAGCGGTGCAGTATCCGGCGATTCCGTGGCCGCTTCCGGCCAAGTGATCATCCCCCGCGCAAAAGTTGTGCGCTATGCCAACGCGGCCGCCGGTCTTGCCGTCATTGCATTGACCGACGCTTAATTTAAGGAGAATCCAAAATGGCAAAGCAAGCAACGGAAGTTAAAAGCCACATTTTCGGCCGCGACGTGCGCGCGGTTGAAATGACGGCCGAGGATTGCGCAGACTACGGCGCGCTTTCTCAACTCGGTATCAACTTGCCGCAAGGCTTCGTGCGGGATCAAATCCGCGCGATGGGCCTCGACGGCATGGCGATGGATGATAACCAAGGGCTGATCACCAGGGTTGAGCGCGGCCCGCCGTATCGACGAAATCGTGGGGATCACGACCGCCGGTAAGTGGGACGACGAGGAAGTGATTCAAGGCGTACTCGAACCGCTGGGCGAAGCCGCCCCGTATGGCGATTACACCAATGTTCCGCTTTCTTCGTGGAACGTCAATTTCGAACGCCGTACCGTGCTCCGCTGGGAAAAGGGTATCAAGGTCGGTTTGCTCGAAGACGCACGCAGCGCCCGGGTACGTATCAACAACGCCGCCGAGAAGCGCAGCGCGGCCGCCTTGGCTCTCGACATTGTTCGAAACCGTGTCGGCTTCTATGGCTACAACGCAGGCGCAAACCGTACATACGGTTTCTTGAACGATCCGAGCTTGGCCGCTTACGTGACCGCAGCCAACCCCGGCTCGGGCACGACTTGGGCGGTTAAAACGTTCCTGCAAATCACCGCAGACATTCGCGGTATGTTCGCCCGCCTGCAAGCGGCGGCGCAAGATCAAGTCAATGTCGAAACGACCGCGACGACTCTTGCCCTCGCGACGAACGTTTATCAATATCTGTCGGTTACTTCCGACTTCGGTATTTCCGTTCGTCAATGGATGGCGCAGACCTATCCGAAATGCCGCATTATCTCGGCCCCCGAGTTGAACTTGGCGAACGGTGGCGCGAACGTTGCGTACCTGTTTGCTGATTCCGTGGATGATGGCGGTAGCGACGGCGGCGCAACTTTCGTGCAGATCGTGCCCGCCAAGTTCCAAGCCCTCGGCACCGAGAAACAGGCGAAAGGTTACATCGAAGACTTTTCGAATGCGACCGCCGGTATCATGGTCAAGCGCCCGTTTGCCGTTCAACGTTTGACCGGCATTTAAGCGCGAGCCTCGGCACGCAAAAAGCCCCCAGCGTTTCGGCCTTGGGGGCTTTTCTTTTTTGAGTTATTATGCAAGTTCCTATCTCCACAACTTTCTAGGAGTTCCCCAAATGTCAAAACTCTACGTGTATTCGACGCTCGCGAGCGACGTTGCCTATACCAACCACATGGCGGGCGGCGGCGATATGCCTATCGAATTGCCCCCTGTAACGATCAAAGGCGGCGCAGGCATTGCAAACGAACGCCTCATGACCCCGCGCGGCGTCGTTACCGAAGTGACCGAGCAAGAGGTCGAATACCTGCGGCAAAATGAAGTCTTCAAGATGCACGAGAAAAACGGCTTTATCGAAGTTTCCGAAAGCCGCGTCGATCCCGATATTGCCGCCGCCGATATGACCGGCCGCGACAATTCCGCGCCGCTCGTACCGGAAGACTTCAAGCCCGAGGAACAACCGGCCAGCGTGGGCGGTATCGAAGGCGCTTCGCAACCGGCCCGCGCGCCGAAAAGCAAGCGCAAGTAAAGCCCCCGGGCTTTGCCAAACCGCAAGGGCCGGGAGCGACAACGCCCCGGCCTTTATTTTTTAAGGGCCGACCATGAGCACGATTACCTTTGACGCCGCCGCATTCCGCGCACTGTTCCCGCAGTTCGCCGACCCGGCTAAATTTCCCGACGCGGCCCTCTCGATTCAATTCGGCGCGGCGACGGGCTACGTTTCGGCCGACACGTACGGCGATATGTCCGTACCCGTGCGAACGAACGCGCTTTACACCATGACCGCGCACCTCTTGGCCCTCGGCGTGATCATTGCGCAAAACAATTACCAAGGCCAAGTCGGGATCGTTACCGGGGCCGTGGTTGATCACGTGCAAATCACGCTCACGCCGCCCCCTGTTAAATCGCAGTGGCAATGGTGGCTCAATACGACCCCATACGGCGCGCAGTTGGTCGCCTTGCTGCAAGCCCAAGCGGCGGGCGGCTTCTATGTCGGCGGCCTGCCTGAGCGCGCAGCCTTCCGCAAGGTCGGCGGGCATTTCTGATCATGCGAGTTACTCGCAAAGCGGGCAAAATCGAGGCCCTTCGCCAAACGGTAAAGGCGCTCGACGGCTCGCAAAGTAAGGTCGGGTGGTTCCCCTCGGCCGTTTATGAGGGCGGCGCGCCGGTCGCTGGCGTGGCCTACGTGCAGGAATTCGGTAGCCCCTCGCGCGGTATCCCGCCCCGGCTCGGAATGCGCAACACGGCCGCCGAGAAGCGGCAGGATTGGGCTAAAACCGCCGAGACAATATCGAGGGCCGCAGCCCAAGGAAAAATCGCCCCCGGCAAGGTTATGGAGGCCGTAGCACTGGCCGCCGAAGGTGCGGTGCGCGAGACGATCACGAAAGTAACCTCGCCCGCCCTGAAACAAGCGACAATAGACGCACGCAAGCGCAGGCTTGCCAATGGGGGGAAGGGCGCGCAAGCCTCTATCGGGAAACCGCTTGTCGATACCGGCATCCTCTTGAATACGCTCACGTCGGAGACTACGAAAAAATGAACATCCCGGGCGCAAACCTTCTTAGCATGGCCTCGCGCGTGATCCGCTTCGAAACTATCGGGCACCGCGCGTTTGTTTCGCGTACGGCCAACGCGGCGGGCGACTTCGTTTCGACCTTTGCCGCGAGCGTCGATATTCAAGGCAGTATGCAGCCCTTGAACAAAAAGACGTATCAGGAACTCGGCCTCAACCTGACAAAAAATTACGTCATGCTCTACACCTCGGCCACGGTCACGCCGCCCATTCGCGACCACGAAGGCGACTTGCTGACCTTCGGCGGCAAGACGTGGCAATGCGAGAGCGACCAAAGTTGGGCCGCAATCGACGGCTTTACGAAAATGCTTTGCGTTGAGGTGCCGCCGTATGAATGACAAACAATTAAACGCGCTTTTCATGGCGCAACTACTGCCCGCGATGCAAGCGCAAACCGCCCTCGCGGCCGTCGGCTTGGCGCGAAACTTTCAGCCAAGCCAGCAAGGCGCAACGAGCGGCCCGTACGTTTATTTCTTCAAGATTGGCGACCGTCGTTACGGCCACGTGAAGCGCGCCGACGTGTGGGACGATACCGCCCAAGCCTTTACGCATACCGAGAGCCAGCGGTACGAGACGACCTACCAATTCAGCGCATGGATTCCGCAGAATCCCAAAGACGTGACAAGCCTTACCGAATCGGACATACTAAACGCCGTTTCGGGTATCATGCAAAGCGACGCGATCATTTCGGCGTTTCAAGCGCAAGAGGTCGGAATTCTTCGGGTAACGGATGTTCGAAACCCGTACATTGTGGATGAACGAGACAGATTCGAGGCCGTGCCGACGTTCGATATTGTTCTGACACACGAGAGAAAAACCGTTTCCACGATTCCGGCCGTGGTCACGTATGACGCAAATGTGAGCCGGGTCTAAGGGGTTTCAAATGGCTATTTCCTTCAAACGCTACGTCGATATTACTTCGGGCGTCGGCGGTGGCGCAGGGGTTCGCCTGCGCGACCTTATCTTGCGGCTCTTTTCTTCGAGTACCCTTGTACCGGCGAATACCGTTATCGAAATGGATAACGCGACCGACGTTGGTACGTATTTCGGTACGACCTCGCCCGAGTACCTGCGCGCGGTTTTCTACTTCGGCTTTATCTCGAAGCTGATCACCGCCCCCAAGAAAATCGCATTCTCTCGCTACGCCCTAGCGGCGGCCGCTGGCCGTATCTACGGCGCGACGAAGGCTTTCGCCGTCTCGCAATTCACGGGCACCACGACCGGGGCTTTCAAGCTCACGCTAGGGGCCTACACGGCCGACATTACCGCGATTAACTTCTCGTCGGCGACAACCCTCTCGAACGTTGCCTCTATCCTGCAAACGGCGATCCGGGCTATTGTGGCCGGGGGTACGGATTGGACATTGGCGACGGTCACGTACAACGCAACCGCGAACCGCTTCGAGCTTGTCGGCGGCGTCGTTGGTGCCGAGGCCGTGGCGACCGCCGCCCCCGCTTCCGGCGTTGATATTCGCGCTTTGCTTGGCTGGGACTCGACCGGCGTATTTTCCCCGGGCGTCGCGATCCAAACCCCGCTCAATGCTTTTATTGCGAGCGTCGGCGTTTCGGATAACTTCGGGTCGTTCGCTTTTATCGACACCCTGAGCCAAGCCGACGTAGTTACGGTCGCCGCGCAAAACGACACGTACAACGTGAAATTTCTTTACACGGTCGCCATTGCCCAAACCGACGCGGCGGCCTATTACGGCGCGCTCTCGGGCCTTGGCGGCGTGGCGACAACCCTCTCGCCTTTGGCGGGCGAATTCCCCGAGTTGCTCCCGGCCGCCATTCTGGCCTCGACTGCCTACTCGCGCCGCAACTCGGTACAAAACTATATGTACCAACAAGCGACCCTCACGCCGAGCGTGTCGGACGATACGACCGCGAACAGCATGGACGCTTCCCGCGTGAATTACTACGGGCGCACCCAAACGGCGGGCCAGTACATCGACTTTTATCAGCGCGGCATTATGATGGGCCTCGCGACTGATCCGGTCGATATGAACACGTACGCGAATGAAATGTGGTTCAAGGATGCGGCGGGCGCGGCGATTATGTCGCTCTTGCTCTCGCTGGCCCGCGTCTCGGCCAACTCGACCGGCCGTAGCCAGTTGCTCGCGATCCTGCAAAGCGTGATCGAGCAAGCAACCTTCAACGGTACGATTAGCGTCGGCAAGCCGTTGAACACCACGCAGAAACTTTATATCGGCAACCTGACCGGCGACGACCAAGCATGGCAACAAGTGTTCCGGCTGGGGTATTGGGTCGATTGCGTGTTGCAAAGCTATGTCACGCAAGACGGCCGCACCGAATGGAAAGCGGTTTATACCCTGATCTATTCGAAAGACGATTGCATTCGCAAGGTCGAAGGCTCGCACGTCCTGATCTAAGCCCCCATAACCTGACACCGGAGAAAACACCATGCAAGACATTAGCGTATTTGGCCTGCGAGTGCAGGTCGTCGCCTCGCAAACCTTCCCCTCGGGGATCAACCTTACCCAATTTGCCGACGATGCCGACCCGTTCGACGCGCCGAGTATGCAGATTCGGGACAAGGCAATGGGCGTCAATGGCGACCTGATCACGTGGAGCAAAGCGAACCCGCTCGCCGTTACCCTCAACGTCGTACCGAACGGCGAAGACGACAAGAATTTGTCGGTCTTGTTCGAAGCGAACCGCGTCGGCAAGGGCAAGCAAGGCGCGCGCGACGTTATCGCGATCACCGTCATTTACCCCGACGGCCGTACGTCGTCTTTCACTCAAGGCACCATTACCGACGGTATGCCGTCGAACAGTGCCACGAGCGCGGGCCGCCTCAAGACGAAGGCTTACGCTTTTGCCTTCGAAAACGTCAATCGCACTTAACCCAAGGCGCACAAAATGATCGAACCGAAAGAGATCACTATCGAGACACCGCGAAATTATCGCCAAGTACCCGCTTTCGGCTATGCCCAAGCTCGGCGATTACGCGGTGAATGAAGAAACCATGCTAAAGCTGATGGCCTTCGTTGCCGTACCGCGCGCCGAGGGCGGCCCCTTGCCGCTCTCGACCCGTGGCCTTGTGGATAACCATGTGCCAGATTGGGAAACGCTCGCGCGTGTCGAAATGGCGATGATGGAGTACAACGTAAGTTTTTTCGCGAACGGGAAAGGCTCGACTTTCTTAGAGGCTATCACTCTGAAAGCCCAAGCGTTCCTTTCCAAAACATTGATGGATTTATCGGGGCAATCATCGCCGAAGGGAAAGCAACGCTAAACGAGTTGCGCACCGTCTATAGCGTCGAGGACGCTTTTAACATTTGGGAGGTAATCATGGTCACACGCTGGAATGAACACCTCGCCATTGAACACGCTAAGAAGCAAAAATGACGATCCTCGATACCTTCTTTATTCTGTTCGATTCGGACGCCTCAAAGCTCGACAAGGGCCTCGGGGAAACCGAGAAGAAAGCCGACGGCCTAATCGACAAACTAAAGGGCGTCGATAAAGAGGGCACCAAGGCCGGGGCGAGCCTGTACGACCTGATCGGCAAGGGGGCGGGCCTCTTGGGCGTCGGCCTCTCAATTGGCGCGCTCGTGGCCGGGGTGAAATCCACGGCCGCCGCATACGACGAACTCGGCAAGCTGGCCGCGCGTTTCCGTTCGACGGCCGAAGCCGCGGATGAATTCAGAGACGCCGCCGGTTTGCTGGGTATCAGCGAAGAAACGAGCGTCGGCGCGCTCAAGGCCCTAGATACCGCGATACAAGATACCTTCCTCGGCATGGGTCGAGCGAAAAAGGTATTCGAAGAAATGGGCATTACCGTTACCGACGCGCACGGCAAGATCAAGCCGACGACCGAGGTAATGACCGAACTCGCGGGCAAAATGAAGGACATGGAGAAGGGTACGCAAATTCGCATAATGGAGCGTCTCGGCCTCGACCCGTCCATGCTGAAACTGTTTAACGCCGACCTCGTGGCCCTTCAAAAGCGAATGGCCGACGTTGATAAGGCGAGCGGTTTCAATCTCGACCAAGCGGTAAAGCGGTCGGCAGAATTCACGAAGGCAACGAAGGGCCTTACGCTCGAAGTTAATACCCTGAAAATGTATATCGAGAAACTGAGCGAAGGTTTCAAGATTGCGACAATGCCTTTCTTTACCGAGGCCCTCGGGGTTGCGACCAAGTACGTAAAAATGTTCGTCGATTTCCTGCTCAAGCATAACAAGTTCATGGAGGGCGTTTTTATTGCCGTCGGCGGGGCGATTGCTTATTTCCTCGTACCGGCCGCGATCAATGGCGCGCTCGCCGTATGGGCCATGATTGCCCCGTTTGTTTTGGTCGGCCTTGCCGTCGTTGCCGTGGGCGTGGCGTTCGCTTTGCTCTATGACGACATAATGAATTTTATCGAGGGCGGCGATTCCATGATCGGGCAGATTGTCAATAAATGGCCTATCGTCGGCGAGATATTGAAAGCCCTCGGGGCCGAGTTCGTGTTTCTTTGGGACGTTGCGAAGGCCCTTTTTAACTTCCTCGTCGGCATGTTCGACGACCCGGCCGCCGCGTTCGAAAAATTCAAGTCGGATATTGCCGCAGGTATCGACGCGCTAATCGAACACTTCCCCGGCTTGAAAGAAGTCGTCGGCACCATTACGGACGCCTTCACGGCCGCAGGCGACACAATTACGGGCGTGTGGGATTCAATCGTCGCCGCGATCAAGGCCGCAATTGCCGTCGTAATGGACGGGATAAATACGGTCGTCTCGGCGTTCAACAAAGCGAAATCGTTTCTCGGCTTTGGCGGGGGCGATTCCGGGGGGCTGGCCGCCGGTAAAGGCGCGCTCGGGCAGGCTTCGGGCGCGGCCCTTGGTGCGCAGACCTCGAACAGTATCAGCAACACGACCAAGGGCGGCAAGCAAACGTCGGTACAGGTCGGCAAAGTCGAAGTGCATACGCAAGCGACCGACGCCCAAGGTATCAGCAAGGCCATAGGCGGCACCATGCAAACGCAAATGCGGCAGGCCGTGAATAACTTCGACGACGGGGTATTGGCATGAGCATGACCCCCACAAATGCGCAAGACGTTATCGCGGTCTTGACCTCGGATTTTACGCAGGTCTTCGCTAAGGCCCGGGCGGTTAAAGCTACGGTCATGCGTACGTCGAAGGCGATGGAACACCCGCTCGAAACGGGCGCGACCATTACCGACCATCGTATTATTCTGCCGGTCAATATCGAGCTTGCAATGATCCTTGCGAGCGAGGATTACGCGGCGGTCTATCAGCAAGTGCGCGACCTATTCAAGCGCGGCGAATTGCTCACGGTTCAAACCCGCGTCGATTCGTTCCCGTCTATGCTGATTGAGAAAATGCCGCACGACGAAACGCCCGAAATGTTCGACGGCGTGGCCTTGGCCTTGTCGCTGAAAGAGGCGCAGTTCGTGCAACCGCAATTCTCGGCCCTCAAGGTCGCGCAGCCGAAAGACTCGAACACCACGAACCGGGGCCAGCAACAACCGACCGAATCGCCCCCGGCGCGCAAATCGTCGGTACTCGGGAGCTTCTTCAAATGATCGACGTAGGTATCGCCGTCCTTCCGAATCAGTCGCTAACGATCCAACTCGACGAGCGACTCTACGTTATCGACTTGCGCGAGGCTAACGGCGTCATGGCGGCTTCAATCTCGCGCGATGGCGTGGCCCTCGTGTCGAATATCCGCGTCACTGCGGGCACCCCGCTTTTGCCCTACCGCTACCAAGAGTCGGGCAATTTCATTATGACGACCGACGGCGAGGCGATCCCCTATTGGGATCAATTCAACGTTACGCAATTCCTCGTCTATCTAACCCCGGCCGAGCTTGCGGCCTATCGGGCGGCGTGATCATGGCAACGACTCCCGAACTCGACCCCCGCTTGCTGCGAATTGGTATCGAAATCAGCGGCCAGCTAAAGCTATACGAGGGCCTCGCCATGACGGCGAGCGGCACCAAGTACGCGAACGCGAACCAAAACGAATGCGAGGTGAAAATTACCAACCTCGACCAAGCGACGCGCGATTACCTCTTGACCGAGACAAGCCCATTCAACAAAAACAAGAAACGCAAAATCTTGACCGTGGAAGCGGGCCGCGTGAGTACCGGGTACGCCCTCGTCTTTCAGGGCGACATAACGAACGCCGTCGGCGCGCAACCGCCCGACATTACCTTGACCCTCAAGGCGGCCACGGGCGACCACGCGAAAGGCGAAATAATCGCAAGCTCGCAACCCGGCATCACGCCTATGCAAAACATCGCCTCGCGCGTTGCGCAGGATATGGGCTTGGCTTTGACCTTCCAAGCGAAGCCGAAACAAATCTCGAATTACTCTTTCACCGGGAGCAAGGTAAAACAGATCGAACACCTCGGCGCAATGGGCCGGGTGAATGCCTATATCGACGACGCCGCGTTGATCGTGAAAGACTTTAACGCCCCGCTCGAAAAGCGCACGCGCGAACTTAATCTCGATACCGGCATGATCGGCATACCTGAATTCACCGAGCAAGGCATAAAAGTAAAAATGCTCTTTGACAATCAAACCGTACTCGGCGGCGGGATCAACATTACAAGCAAGCTCAACCCGGCGGCGAATGGCCTCTATACGGTCTTCAAGCTGGGGTTTGAACTCGCGAGCCGGGATACGCCCTTTTACTACATTGCGGAATGCACCCGCGCGGCGGGGGCTTGATCATGGCCGAACAACACGCGAACCCCTCACGCGATCCAGCCAACGACGACTCGTTGCTCGGCATGGCGCGGCAGGTACTCGACAAATTCTTGCAGCAAATCGACGATTGCTTGCCCGCCCGTGTGGTTTCCTACGACCGCACGGCAAACCGCGCAATGGTCGTGCCCTTGGTCAAGCTCTTGACGACCGATAACCGGCAAGTCGGCCGCGCGCAAATCGCCGCCGTGCCGGTAATGCAATTCGGCGGTAACGGCGTCGCGCTCTCGTTCGACCTCAAGGCGGGCGACCTCGGATGGATCAAAGCCAACGACCGCGATATTTCGTTGATCCTGCAAGCCTACAAAGACAACGCCCCCAACACCCTACGCAAACACTCGTTTCAAGACGCCGTGTTTATCCCCGACGTAATGCACGGCCTCACGATTGCGGGCGAAGACGCGCATAACGCCGTCTTGCAGACTCTCGACGGGTCGGTTAAGGTCGCGATATGGCCCGACCGCGTTAAGATCACGGCGGGGGCCTTGGTGGCCGAAATAGGCCCCGCAAATATCACCTTGACCAACGGCGGGTCGGGTATGTCCATGACCTCGGCCGGAACAACTTTTACCGGGCACGTAGCCTTCCCCAACGGCGCACCGGCGGCGGCACCTCGGGAGGGCCTACAGCATGACAAGAGTAATCGCGGTCGATTCAAACAACGACCTTTATATCGGCCCCGACGGGTCGCTCGCAATGGCGACGGCTCTTACCGCCGTCATGCAGGCCGCGCAGCAAGCCGCGCAAACGCAACTCGCCGAAATGATTTACGCCGTCGATCAAGGAATGCCGAACTTTGCCGCCGTGTGGAATGGGGCCGCGAACATTTCGCAGTTCGAGGCGGCCTTGCGGCGTACGCTTTTGGCGGTCGAACACGTTACCGGCATTTCCGATTTATCGACCGAAGTAAGCGGCAACAAGCTATCATATGTCGCAACAATTGAAACCGATTACGGGCCGGGAGTGCTGAATGGCTGATTACCAATACCTCGACACGACGGGCGTTATCGTTCCTGACACGGCGACCATTCAAACCGAAGTCGAAAACGAGTACAAAGCCGTCTTTGGGCAAGACCTGATCACGACGCCCAACACCCCGCAAGGGGTCTTGATCACTGCCGAAGTGTCGGCGCGGTCAAACGTGCTTCTCAATAACGCGACCGTCGCGAATCAGATTAACCCCAACCTCGCGGGCGGCGTGTTCCTCGACGCTATTTGGGCACTCACGGGCGGCTCGCGGCTCGCGGCGACGTACTCGGTTGTCCCGGGCGTGCATTTGCTCGGCTTGCCCGGTACGGTCGTGCCCGCAGGCTCGCAAGCGGCCCTCGCCGACGGCACGCTCTTTGCCAGCGTGTCGGCCGTAACGCTCGACGGGGGCGGTAATGGGTACGTCGATTTTCAGGCGGCCGATACCGGGCCAATTGCGGCCAACGTCGGCGCACTTACCCAAATCGTAACCGCCGTTCTCGGCTGGGATACCGTAACGAACCCGGTCGCCGCAACCCTCGGCCGCAGCGAGGAAAGCGACCTCGCTTCACGCCTGCGCCGCAAAAATACTTTGAGCCTACAAAATGTCGCCTTGCCCGACGCGATTACCTCGGGCCTGTACGACACCCCCAACGTGCGCTCGCTGACCTTTCGCGAGAATTACACCAACGCGGCGGCCACGATTGACGGTATCTACCTCGTCGCAAATTCCGTATGGGCTTGCGTTGATGGCGGCACCGACGCGGCAATCGCGGCGACCCTTCTCGCCCACAAGAGCCTCGGCGCGAATTGGAACGGCGCGACGACGGTAAATGTTACCGACCCGGCGAGCGGCCAGTCGTACCCCGTCAAGTTCGACCGCCCGACCGAGAAGCCCGTAAAAGCGCGCGTGACCGTGCGCAACCTGAGCGCCCTTACCGACGTACCGACCGCAGTACGCGACGCGATTGTGGCGTACGCGGCGGGGCTGCAAGAGGGCGAGCCGGGGTTCGTTGTCGGGGCGAGCGTCTCGTCGTTCGAATTGGCCGGGGCGGTCAATCGCGCCGCGCCCGGTATCTACGTGCAAAACTGCGAGATTTCTTTCGTCACGCCGACTTCGTGGGTCGTGGGGCAAATCGCAATCGCCCTTAACGAAATCGCCTCTATCGTCTCGGGCAATATCGAGGTTATCGTCGTATGAGCCAAATTCAAGCCCTCGATTTTTCCGTCGATTTAATGCGGGCATAGCAAACATGGTACGACGCGAATCAATCGGCCTTTTGGAATGATTGGGTCGCCGACGTTTTCGACCTGCGCACGGCGAACGACTTCGGCTTGAGCGTGTGGGCGATCATCCTCGACATTCCGCTCGTTGTGGCCTCGGCCGTTGATCCCAGCGATAAGCCGATATGGGGTTTCGGGCAGTACCGCGAAAACTTCACGAACGGCAATTTCGCGGCCATTTCAAGCTCGGCCCTTTCGACTGAGCAAAAACGCCTCGTGCTTCGGCTGCGATATTTTCAGCTTGTGAATGACGGGGCCGTGACCGAAATTAACGCCTTCTTTGCCTACCTGTTCGCGCCGCTAGGCCCTGCCTACGTGAAAGACGGGTACGATATGCGGGCACGCTACGTCTTCGAGTTCCCTATGCCCTCGGCCCTCGAAGTTGTCTTGACTGAGTTCGACTTGCTCCCACGGCCTGCCGGGGTTAAAGTCGATTATGTAATCCTCGGCGACGCCGACGGCTGGGGTTTTGGCCGACACCACGAGACTTTCACGAACGGGAATTTCTACCATGCTTAAATTTTTTCGACTTCCTTTTGCCGCGACGGGCGATAAAACCGCCGTACCCGACGCCGTAGATTCAAACGGCAGTGTGAGTTATTCGCAAGGCTACGGCTTTGACTATCAACGCCAAAAGACCGACCCGGCCGCGAAGAATATCGAACGCGACAAGATGAATCAAATTTTCTTCGATATGACGACGGCTATTGCCGAGCTTCAATCGCAGGGCACGCCCGATTTCATTACGACCGCGCTCAACGGCGGTACCGCGTACAGCTATGCCCAATATGCCGTCGTCAAGTATTCGGGCGACCTGTATATTTCCCTCGTGGCCGCGAATACCGCGCTACCGAGCGACGCGACAAAATGGGCCTTGCTGCCCACGCCTGCGCGCGTTCAAGGGGCGTTCAATTCGAGCGCCGTTGCGGCGGGAACTGCGAATGCACTTACCGCCGCTTTTACCCCTGCGATTGCTGCGCTTCCCGTTTCCCCGGGCACGCTTTCGGTGTTCGTACGGGCGGGCGCAGCCAACACGACCACGACGCCCACATTCAAGGCCGACGGCACCACGGCGAAAACAATCGTCAAGGGCGCAAATAGGCCGCTCGTCGCGGGCGATATTGCGGGCGCGGGCCATTGGCTCGAATTGCAGTACGACGCAACGCTCGACAAATGGATTTTGCAAAACCCCGCGTACGGGGCGTTCAATTCGAGCGCCGTTG